ATCGTCGGAGACCGTCCAGACTCGTTCAAAATTTCGTTGGGCCAATCCTTGGTGGATAAACGTTCCATCAACTTTCGATTCTTCTTTACTGCCTTCGACATATAGTTTTCCAAACTCCGTATAGACTTTGAGTTCATCTTTCTTAAACCCCGCAAGTGCGACTTCGAGTTTCGACTCATGATTATTTACTTGTATTAAATTATATGGTGGATAGTTTGATTGTGGTGATTCATTAAAAAATCTGTCTAGGTAATCATCCATACCTATACCATTTTGTTTGATAATCTTCATTAGTTCTGGAAGATTAGCAGAATGGAATTGTGCTAAATTAGTCATTATTCTCCTTTAAAAGCGAGTGTTAATTTTGTACCCTTACGGCATACACTACTAATTATAACAATTTGCTATTTAATTATAGTTCGGTTTTCACATCCAATATTCATCTAATGTTTCTAATACATTAGTAAGTATTCGGGATGCCGAACCTCTTTGACGTTTATCCCACTCAGGATACCATGCCTTACTATCAATTCCATTTTTGATTCTTGTGACTTTAGCAGTCATTTCTACCTTGTCTAAACGTCCGTTCATTCTTCTGGTTTTTTCTTCTTACTACCTATATTATACTTTGTCTCAAGTATCCAGTCACTTTTATCTCTATATGCTAATACTTTGATTTGATTTAAAGGTGCAATATCTTGTATCTTAGTTGCATCTACAATACCAACCAACCCCCAATCGGCAAGGAGTTGAGCAATACGATTCCTACGTTGAACATCATTACCAGTAAGGTTAGCATGTTTTCCATCAAGGGCAAACAGTTCCTTAAAATGAACAAGAAAATACCTTCCTTGCTTATGGAGTATATGACATGATTGATATATCTTCTTTTCTTTTCTTGATGCTACACCAATTCTTGTTAAAGTCTCACGGACTTTTAAAAAATCATCTGGTTCGTTTAGTGTTACCTCAACCATTTGATCGGGTGTCCACTTTACCTCAGGTTCTTGAACCACGCTCATTGTCTTCCTCCAGTTTCAAATTTAGATCTTATAAAATTAAGTTGTTCTTTTGTTAGGATTCGCAGAGCTTGTTTTGCCTTCTCGTTACTATAACCATAATAACGCTTTACCAAGTCAAGGTCTTTAATCTCATCTTTACGCAACCAAGGAGAAAATCTCTTCTTAGTTCTGAGTGTATTTAGAAAAAAATCATATTGCATTCTCTTTGGTAGAAAATGATACTGATTCATCTCATTTGCAAACAGAATTGAATCAAGATGACCAGAGTAAATACGATTTACAATATAGGGTGCATACTCCTTCTCTAATGAAGGATCTTCATCAATTAGATTTTTCTTTGTCTGGTTTATAGAGTTCAACCAATCTTTCAGTTCCATAATTAAGTAGAAGTAATTCTTTACGTTGTTGCTGATCACGCATATATTCGCCAACAGATCTCATTGTATATGTAAGATCAAATTCAGTAGCAGTCCAGTCTTTAAAGCGATCCTTGACTAACTGGGAAGAATTATATGATACCATCATATGAGCAGTATGTCTATCACAATCTTCTGCAAACTTATCATGATCAAATCTCTTGTGCATATCACCTTTCTTACCATAAAGATTATCCTTAATATCATAAGGAGGATCTAGGTATATGAATGCACCATTCCAATCTGTTAAGAGATCTTCATAAGATATATTAGTAATCTTCCAGTTCTCAATTATTTGTTGATATCCTGTTATCTTTTCAATTCCTCTATAGGAGAAGTTTGATTCACTCGCTTGTGCACTGAAAGATGAAGACTCAGTAAGACCACTAAAGGAACACTTATTAACAACATAAAAATACGCTGCACGGTCTTTACTGGATAGTTCTTCATTGTTTACATTTTCCTTTGCTTGAACAAAAAGTTCTCTAGCAGAATCTCTCTCAGGATATTTATTCTTCAGACTCCATATCATGTCTTGAAGATTTTGTCCATCATCCTGTATGTTCTGCCAGAAGTTTACAAGAGGTTCATATAAATCATTAACCCAAATACTTAATTCAGGATACATCTTAGAGATGTAAAGTGCTACACTTCCACCACCAAGAAATGGTTCACGAAATTCTCTATACTTACTAAAGTCTGGAAAGAACTGTCCCATCTTTGTACAAGCACGAGACTTACCACCAGGATATCTAAGTGGGGTTTTTAATGCTTTTTTGCTCATAATTTAGATGTAATTGTATAGCAGGTGCAGGTGGTTTATAATCTGCATCGTGTAAAGCACAGTATTCACTAAAGGTAATCTTCATTTCCTTATGAGTTAGATTACAATGTTTTGCTGCTTTCGGCAAGTTCCATTTTGCTGAAAACAACATCTCCATTGCTTCTCTAGTTTCAATTCTCATTAATAAAACCTTTCATAATCATCGTTAACTTGAACTTCAATAGTATCAAAGATTCTATTTAAAGAACGAGCAAACATCCTGTATCCAGATCCAACATATAATTGACCTAATACAACCGATGCTGTTGCTACACCCCAAAAGATGTAATAAAATTTAGACTTCACTTGATTACGTGCCTTTTGTCTAGGCCAAGCAGGTGTAGGTACACTCATAATTAATCCTCATCATGTTTATGTTTCAATTTACCAGACATCTCATATGCTTCTTTGTTTCCACCATGACCATGTGCGATGCCTAGTTCATGCATTTTAGCATGTTCGTCAATAGGGTCTCTTAATTCTTTCTTACCTGCTCCTACTGTAAGGTAAAGTCCATAAGCAACTAAACCCAAAACAACTAAACCAAAGAATAAAATAAATCCTTGATCAGGAGTAAGATTTAAATGAGGGATTAAAACATCAGGTTGCTTCTCCCATGTACCAGGTAAATTGTATACTGACGGTGTTGATAAAAAAGTCATTTCTGTTTTTTCCAATGTTCGATTAAGGTTTTTAACTCAGCAATTCGCTGTTCAGCTTGTTTAATTTTCTCTTGTATGTTCATTTGAACTCGCATTCAACCATAATTTCAGTAAGACAAGCAAGCATATTTATTTCTTGGTCTGCGACGAATGCCATTTGATATTGATACTTAGCAATGACAAGAACAGCAGCAGGTATAGTAGTCGGAACCAAGGATTCGTAAAGACTATCATAAATCCTACGAAATAGGACAGAAGTATCGTTGTCCATATTATTGTTGACCCACTTACGAACTTCAGGGAAGTTTTTTGCTTTAAGGTTTTTAATGAGATCATCGACTGCTACATCTGAAAATGCTGCTAATATTCCACTATCTATCTTACCACTAACTGAGTATCTCTGACACTCATTTAACACTCTTCTCCAATCAGGAAAATGCTTATTAATTAATTCTACTAATACTTTTTTATCAGTTTCAATCCTCTCTTGCTCCAAGATAAAGTTGAGTCTTTGGAAGAAAGCAGCAGCGATTTGTTGCTTTTCTTTTCCTCTGATAGAAAAGTCAACCACTGCACATCTGGAATGGAGTGGTTCAAGGATTTTATTCTTGTAGTTGCAAGTGAAAATGAATCTACAGTTCCCTGCAAACTCTTCGATGAATGCTCTGAGTAACAACTGCACATCATTTCCTGTGTTATCTGCTTCGTCAATGATGATGACCTTATGCTTCGCTTCCGATGCGAGAGATACAGTTGATGCAAAGTTTTTTGCGTTGTTGCGTACTGTATCGAGGAATCTTCCTTCATCGGATCCGTTAATGACATAGAAGTCTACTCCTAATTCGTTACATAATGCTTTTGCAACAGTAGTCTTTCCTACACCAGGAGGACCAGCAAGAAGCATATTAGGTATTTCTCCTTTATTTAGAAATTCCTTAAATGTTTTCTTTATGTTATCTGGTAGGATACAATCTTCAATTGTTTGGGGTCTGTATTTTTCAACCCATATAAAGTTACTCATTCTTCAAATGTTGTAAGTTTTGTATACTTTTTATATAATTCACCCATCTTAGATTCAGTAAACCGAGATTTCCATATCTGCCTAAGAATAAGTTTCATATCATCTATTGGAACTACTACCGAAAGAGATCCATGAGTATATGGTTTACTCATAACCAATTGGGTTTTCTGGACTCGTCACGTAAATAATTAGATGCAGCCCAAGGTTTGCTGCTAATGTAATTTTTGTAAGCAGTAAA